CTCTTCCGTTCGCTTTTTCTAAAAAACTCCGGCCGATCAATCCCCTGAGCTGCCATTACTACTCTCTGCTATGGCAACTGTGGGTGGGGACCGATGGCCGGAGTCGTGGCGTCCGCTTCGGATCAGTGTTGGTTTGTGTTCGTGTTCGGTTCGGGAGGTGTCTGGCCGGGTGGCTGGGTGGCCGTGGGCCGTGTTGCCTGTCTGTTCCTGCTCATGTCATTGGATGAGTGTGGTCCTGATGCGTGGTCCATCGACTCGATCCATTGGTGTGAACGGATACTGATCGTGCGTCAGGCATTGGTGGTATAGATCCATGTAGTGGTTATGGCATAGCCCCACCCTGACGGGGTCATTGTCCAGTGGTCCCCAGTGGTGGCCCTGCCACTGGACCTGGGCTGTGAGCTGTACCCACCGTGTGGCCCCTGTCGTACAGCCCGGTAGGGCACACCTCCACGGGGTACCCTCCTCAGCACACCTGGTGTAGACCTCTCCCCACAGTTCCCGGAACGCCCAGCTCACCATGGGCTGGACACCGTCCTGTGGAGGGGGTGTGCCGTAGGCCATGGCTTCCTGGGTGATGGAGTGGCTGACGATCCGGCCCGTAGGGTGGAGTACCCCCAGGTCGACTCCGTCCCAGACCGGGTTGCGCCTCCAGAGGGGGACCATGCCGGAGTACGGCCCCGGATAGGGGAGCAGGCATTCGGGACAGCACACCTTCGACCCCTGGATCAGGTCGAAGCGGATCCTTTCGGTCCGGACCACCTGATCCGGCTCAAGCCGGTCCGGCATCCGCTCGAACATGAGCCCTTCGCCGATGGCGGCCGACCTGGTTTCGGGGCTCCCGGCGGGCCATTTCTGGGTGATGATCGTCGGCTCCCCCTCGGCTTCGCACCGGGGGCACTTTCCGATGATCGCGTAGCGGGGACTCCACCACGACGGAGCCCATTTGACGTTGCATCCCAGCTGCCAGCCCTGGGTGAACAACTGGCGGAGGCTCATCACGGGGAACGGGAGTTCCGGCTCCGGCTCCGCGCTGATCGTCTCGATCCGGCTGTGGCCCCATATCTGCCTGTGGCCGACGGCGAAGTGGCGCGGGTCTCCAGCGTTGATCGCGTGCGGTTCGGTGACCATGATTCCCGGCCGTGGAGGGACTTCGCTAACTGGGCCTCTGCCGTCGAAGTCCCAGCCAGGATCGAGCGGAACCCCATCGACCAGGCTGAACCCGTAATCCGTTTCTAGCCGGATCCTGTCGGTGGGGGATCGGTAGATCGTCGCGGGTCGCCGGTTGTCGCTGCGAGATCCACCCATCCATCCGGGGGCCGGACCGGGTTCGATCATGTTCCATTCTGAGCCGACGGTCCTGCCTCCGATCTGGGGGGAGATGTTCAGGCTCTCTTCGTCATCGTCCGGGATGGGCTGGCCGCTGGCCTTCGCCCAGGTGGCTCGCTGCCACATGTTGTGGCAGGACTGTTGACAGAACATCCCGTCCCCCATGGTGGGGGTCATCTCCCTGGCGCACCAGACACACAGGTCGTGGGCCAGGCGTCGGTCCGTTTCAGCCTGATCGACCAGGCCGACTATGAACCGCGCCTGGGGCTCGATCGTCATCGGGGGTGCCTCCGTGGCGCTGGGGGCCGGTCCCCGACTCCGGCGCGAATCCGGTTGGTTTTGGCCAGCTGCCATGGCGGTACGGGTCTCTTGGGGGTGTTGTGCCAGTCGGCCCGGACCTGGGGAAGTTCGGTGAGGTCCCAGCCGATCTCGCGGATCCAGGTGGCCAGGGAGTCGCGGAGATCGGCCCGGCGTCCGTCCGCGACCCTGAGCGCGTCCAGGAGGTCGCCGCCGTGACGAAGGCAGAACCCTACGGCCTGACCGTGCCGGAGCCGGTGGCCGGTCAGTCGGCCCTCCAGTTCCCAACTGATCGGCTGGGCGAACAGGACGACGTGGGAGGGCTCCGAACAGTCTGTGAGCACACAGGGTGTCGTGGGATAGCGCATGATCGTTCTTTCTGGCCGTGGGCGGTTATTCGGTGATCAGCATGTCGAGGAGGTTCAGGTCTTGAGTCCGGAGGTCCACCTCCGTCCGGCGATCCTCGGGGTTCAGCCCGTCGCCCTCACCCTTGCGGTTGCGGTGGTGGGCGACTGGTGGCCGACGGGCCTTCGGGTGGGCTCGATAGAACTCTTCCGCGCACACCTTGTGGGTCGGCACTTTCTTGGATGGTGACAGGAGCCAAGTGGGCCGTCCGCAGACGATGCACGGTCGGGCGTTGCCGTAGATCGTGTCCGCCGGGGTCGCTCCGCCTTTCGACCAGTCCAGGGTTCCGTCCCAGCGGTCCGGTTCGTCGTTCAGCGGCAAACCGGCCGGTGAGGCGTCGGCGGGCGGCGGCAGGGTCGGCATGTCCGGCCCGCCGTAGTACGTCTCCGACAGGGGGCAGAGCTGACAGGCGGGGAGGTTGCCCGCGCCGGTACAGATGATCCCTACCCCGTCAGGGTGTCCATGTTCGTCCGTGTCCCCGAATCGGCAGTATTCGAGCTGGGCCACGTCTCAGTCCTTCCGGCGGCTGGAGTGGTACGTGTGCATGTGGGAGGCCAGGGCGGCGCGGCTGTAGAAAGGCCCCCAGTTGGCTTCCGGCCGGTTCTTGACACATTCGAGGCATACGACGATCCGGGGGACTCTGTCGATCCGAACGAAGTACGGACCCAGCCACAGGATCAGCGACAGGGCTCCGAGTGATCCAAGAGCGATCCAGGTGATCATTTCTCGTCCAAATTGATTTTGTGCTGGCAGTCACACCCGTCGCACTGTTTGTGGGCCTCTCGGATGGTGGCCTGGGCCTGGGCGTGCCGGACTCCGATCCGCTGGGACTCGGGGGTGTCGGTTCGGTAGAGCGTTGCCAGGTCTACTCCCGTGGCGCATGGTCGGCAGATCATGCGATCCTCCTGTTCAAGGCGGTACTTTTGGCCTCCCCAGCGTAGTTCGAGAGGTGGCACTTACCAATGCGTGTAATTCAGCGGGAGCGGCTTCCATTCCATCCGCGCCTGGGCCGGAACGTGAATCACGACTCCGCCAGCCGGGCCTATCGCATCCCGATCAAGGGGCGGCCCCTGGTGAGTCGTCGGTACCTGTCCACGATCGGCATCCTGGATCAGGGGTCGCTGGGAGCGTGCACCGGCATGTCCGGGGTGTCTGCGATTTACCATGAGCCGTTCAACACGAATCCAAACCTGGAGCGTGGCCGCTACTCCAGGGACCTGGGGGGCGCTATCGCCCTCTATTCGGCGGCGACTCGGCTCGATCCGTTCCAGGGCAGCTATCCACCGGACGACACCGGTTCCGATGGCCTGTCCGTCGCGAAGGCCCTCAAAGCGGCGAACGTGATCAAGGGCTATCGGTGGGCGTTCACCCTCGCGGAGGCCCTGGACGCGCTCATGGACACCCCGCTACTGACGGGGGTCAATTTCTACCGGTCGATGTTCCATCCGGACCCGGTCACCGGAATCATGACGATCGACCGGAGCGGGGGCCTGTCCGGCGGTCATGAGATGTGCGTGGATGAGTACGTGGCTCCGGAGGACTCCCCGACTGGCTGGGCGCTGGTGGGCGGCCCCAACTCGTGGGGGGTGAACTGGGGCAGGGGCGGGCGCTGGTACCTGTCCGTTGGTGATTGGGAGTCGCTCCTGGCCGAACGGGGCGACGTGACTCAGTTCGTTCCGCACACCTGGCCCACCCCGGTACCGAACCCGCTGGACTCAGAGGATCCGGCCGGGGATGAGCTGTGGGCGGCGGCCCGCGATTGGGCGTCTGGCCGGAAGTCGTACGGCCGTGCGGCCTCGGCTCAGTTGGCGTTGCGCCAGTGGGCGGAGAGGACCGGTCGGCAGTGATCGGGAATGTGTGGGTGTTCCTGTGGCAGGTCTTCACGCCGGTGGGGCTGGTCGCGGTGACTCTGGCCGGGGGGACGCTGGTTCGAGGGCTCCGGATGCCGAAGGATGGGGATCATGGGGCTGACTCCTGAGGAGCGTCAGGCCTGGGCGGCGATCGAGCACATCTTGACGCCGGACATGCCTGGCCCGTTCAAGATCTGGTGGCGCAAGAACTGGCCGGGCGTGGTCGTCCTGGTGGGCCTGGGCCTGATGGCGTTCGCGATTTGGATGGGCGGGAATGCCCTAGGCGAAGCGGTGAGGATCCGGTGATCCAGGTCCTGGTGGGGTTCGCAGTGACGTTGGCGTTCGGCTGGGGAGTGGCGAAGTGTCTCAGAATGATCAAGAAACGTCTCTGAACTGGAAGGATCGGGAGCCCTCCCCGTTCTTCCACTGTTCCCGGTGCCAGACATGGACCCAGGCGTCTTGCTGGGACGAAGAACATCCGATGACGGTCATCTACGTGGCCCCCGGCGACGAACCGGAGTCGGGAGGCCTGGTCCCGGCCAAGGTGACCGGGCCGATTGAAAAGGCGCTGGAGGATGACCTGACGCGGGCCGACCTGACAGCGGCCGGTAAGGGCACGCTCGCAGCGATGGCCCGGAAGCTGGCACGGGTGATCGACGCCCGCGGGGAGGACGAACCGGCCTCCCAGACGGCGAAGGCTATCGAGACGCTCCGGATCACACTGGACAAGATCATGGCGAAGGAAACCGATGACCCGGACACGAAGCGACGACTTGAAGAGATCCTCCAATCCCCTGACTCTGGAGGATCTTCGGTGTCCCCCCCGCTTCGGTACCCGCCGGAGTCCTGACCGGCTCACCCTGGGCGGTTCGGTCGGAAAGATCGCCCGCGCCCTGGGTAAGCCGCTCCTACCTCATCAGCAATACATCTGCGATGTGGCCCTGGAGATCGATCCGGCGACCGGTCGGCTGGCGTACGACGATGTGACCGTGGTCGGCCCGCGCCAGGTGACCGGGAAGACGGAATTGATGCTCCCGCTCATGACTCACCGGTGCACCGGATTCGGTAAGTCACTGATCGATCAGCTGGAGGCCCAGTACGGGTTCCGGCCCCCGGATCCGGGGCCACAGAAAGTTCTCTACACGGCTCAGACTGCCGACCTCGCCCGCGAGAAATGGCGGGACGTCCACGTGAAGCGGATCGAGACGTCACCTCTGGCCGCACTCTGGAAGCAACCGCCCCGCCTTCGGCTGAACGCGGAGGCGATGTTCTGGATCAACGGGTCCGTCTGGTCGCCTGGTTCTACCACCGGGAAGACGGCCGGTACCGGTGACACCCTGGACATGCCGATCATCGACGAGATGTGGGCGAAGGAAGACAGCCGTACGGAGCTGGGCCTCCGTCCGGCCATGCTCACCCGAGTGTGGCGTCAATTCTTCCGGATCTCGATGGTGCCGGGCCTGTCACGTGCTTTGCCGGAGAAATGGCCCTACATGCGGGCGAAGATGGAGCAGGGCCGGTCAGTCACGGAACTGGATATCCGCAAGCGGGTCGCCTACTTCGAGTGGTCGGCGGACACGACCTTGGACCCCCACGACCAGGCGACCTGGTGGTCATGCATGCCCGCACTGGGCTACACGGTGCCGGTGGATTCCGTCCAGTCCGACCACGACTCCATGGACAACGGGGGGATCGACTTCCAGGCGGAGTACCTGGGCTGGCTGCCGGATACCGGCCTGCCCCAGTGGCTGACGATCGGAGAACAGACGTGGCGCGATCTCGCAGACCCTGGAGCCGACTACCTAGACCCGATCGCGCTGGGCGTGGACGCCACGTCGGATCTCACGGCGGCGAGTATCGGCATGGCGGCTCTCCGGACGGATGGGGACGTCCACGTGGAGCTGATCGACCGACGGCCGGGCGTGAACTGGCTGAAAGACGCGATCCTGGCACTGTGCCGGGCGCATAAGGTGTGTGCCATCGGAATCGACCGGAACGGACCGCTGGCCGGTCTGATCCTTCCGTTGACGCGTGCGGCGATCGAAGAGAACCTAGACATCACGATCCACGAACTGACCAGCGCTGAGGTCTCCGCCGCGTGCGCCACGTTCTACAACGAGACAGGGGAACAGGATGCCGTTCCGTCGGAGGAAGAGGAGCCGGTCACTACCCGCCGTGTGCGACACATCGAACAGATCGAACTCACCCGATCTGTCGGCGGAGCGGTCAAGCACCGGCACGGCGACCGGTGGCGGTGGGAGCGCCCCGAGGATGGCGACTCCTCCGCGCTGTACTCGGTCACCCTTGCCCGGTACGCCGGGGAGGTCCACGAGTGGATCGGCGGAGCCTACGACATCATGGACTCTCTTGGCTGAGCTGATCGAACAGATCGGCAGGGACATCCCACCGCCGCCGCTCTACCGGCCGGAGGACTGGTCGGCAGACCTGGAGGCGGTCCGGCGGTCGGTCCGGCTCCAGTACATGTTCGCCCCCAGGGTGATCAGTCCTCACGCGATGCTGAAGATCACCTCTCTGGGGAGCGGGTCGTGACCCAGCCGGGTGGCGACCTGGAGCCACTGGTCAACAGCACGCTCCAGGACATCCTGGGGAGCCTGGTCGACGTGATGGGGATGCTCGCGGTTGCCGCCGGGACCGGCTGGGGGCTGTGGGAGTGGATCGGCCCGTTCGCGCTGATTCCGGCGGGCCTTATGCTGATCTTCCTGTCGGCGGTTGCCGCCGGACTCCGCAACAGGCCGGAGCCGGTTCAGGAGGATCCCCGTCCGGCTGTTCAGCCGCTTCCCGGCCCGGGGCACCCTGGCCGGGTTCACATCTCGGGTAGGTGATCTAGATGTCAATGTTCCGGCGTCCCGCTCGGCGAGAGTTCACCGGCGTCACCTGGGATGAGCACACGGGCCAGCCCCGGATATCCCGATCGTCCACGTCCGTAAACGTCACCCTCGACAAGGCGATGACCCAGAGCGCTTTCTGGGCGTGCGTCCGGCTCCGCGCCGACCTGTTGAGCACCTTCCCCGTGGACGTGTTCCGGGACTTCCAGGTAGGCGGGAAGACGGTCCCCCTGGAGATGCCGAAACCGCCGATTCTGGTCGACCCGGGCGGCCGGGAGTGGGACTTCATCGACTGGATGTGGGCCAGCCAGCGCGACCTGGACACGGCCGGGAACGTCATAGGGAAGATCGTCGCCCGGAACGGGATCTCCACGCCGTACTACCCCCAGGGTCTCCCGGCTGTGATCGAGTTGGCCGACACCCGGTCGTGCTCCGTGATCAAGTACAAGGGCGACACCATGTACCGGATCGACGGGAAGATCTACCAGCCATGGGAGGTATTCCACGAGCGGCAGTATCCGGCCTCCGGATCGCCGATCGGCCTCTCCCCCCTGCTCCACGCTGCAAACACGCTGGGTGAGCTGTTGTCCCTCCAGCAATACGGCCTGGACTGGTTCGGGAATGGCGGTATTCCGAAGGCCTGGATGAAGAACACCGTGAAGCGGCTGGAAGGCCCGGAGCGGGACGCGGCGAAACAGTGGTACAAGGAAACCGTCGAAAACGGCTCCCTAATGGTCACGGGCAATGACTGGGAATACAACATGATCCAGGCGGAAACGGCTGGAATGGAATGGATAAATGGTCGCCAATTCGGCCTGTCGGAGATTTGCCGATTCCTGGGAGTCCCGGCCGACCTTATCGATGCGGCGATCACCGGCCAGTCGATCACCTACGCCAACATGACGGAACGCAACCTCCAGTTTCTGATCATGAACCTGGGACCGGCCGTGAAGCGCCGGGAGCGGACTCTGACCCAGCTCCTCCCCCAGCCCCGGTACGTGAAGCTGAACACCGAAGGGCTCCTCAGGATGTCCCCGGCGCTTCGCCAGACGATCCTCCGGAGCCAACTGGAGACCTGGCAGATCACCCTTGATGAGACGCGGGTTCTGGACAACCGCGCACCCCTCACCCAGGCTGAACTGGACCGGATGCGGGACATCTACGGTGCGCCGAAGATCTCCGGCTCTTCCGCCGCCCCGGCGGCCCCCGAACCTGCCGACAACGAAGACCCCGACGGTCAGACGGCCGACGGCGAAGCAAGCGGCGACCAGGCGGACAAGGATCCCGCCGACGCGACCGCGTAGGGAGGTACGGATGACGGCGACGAAGCTCCGCCGGGCGGCGGACGCCCGCCGGGCCGCTGCTGAACGGCGCGGCGAGACGGGCGGGGAACTGGAGTACCGGGCGGCCCGGAGCGCCGTGACCGGGGTCGGCGCGGCCCGGCAGGTCGGCATGCCGACTCAGATCAGGGCGGCCCAGGAGGTCCGCAACGGGAAGACGATGATCCACACGTCGGGGTACTTCACCCGGTACGGACGCGAATACCCGATGTGGGATGAGTTCGGGGAGTACGCGGAGGTGATCCTGACCGGGGCTGGGCGCGCGACCCTCGCCAGCCTGCCGGACGTCGCGTTCCTCGTGAACCACAAGGGTGTGACCATGGCCCGGACCCGCTCCGGCACCCTGGAACTCCGGGAGGACGGGACCGGCGGATTCCACGACGCGTGGCTGAACCCGGAGCGCCAGGACGTGAAAGACCTGGTGATCGCGATCAACGATGGGGACATCACGGAGATGTCCTTTGCGTTCATGATCCCGGAGCTGTCTGGGGAGTGGAACGACGATTTCACGGTTTACGCGATCTCCGCGTACGTCATGGACCGGGGCGACGTGTCGGCGGTCAACTACGGGGCGAATCCGTACACGGACATCTCCGCCCGGACCGGCGAACTCCTCCGCGACCTGGAGCACCTTCCCCAGGGGGCGAAGCGGGAAGCCGCCCTCCGGCTGGGCGGTCGCCCGCTCATGATCGATGTGACGCCCGGCCAGGCCCCCACGGTGATTGACCCGGACCGGCCGAAGCGGGAGCGGGTCAACGTCTCGTGGCGCTCCGCTGCTCCGGCCGTGGACCCGAAGGCTCCGGCCTGGGAGCGTCGGCTCCGATCCCAGCACGTCGATATCGCTAACCGGCTGGTCGCCTACGCCACGGAGCGGGACCTGACGATCCCGGAACTCCCGATGGTGGCCCTGCCGTGGTTCGAGATCACGAACGCCTACGAAACCGAGGACCAGGGCTCCGCGACGGACATCCTGATCTACGAGTCGATCGGGGGAAGCTTCGGCGTCAACGCGTCATCGTTCGCAGAGCAACTGGCGGAGATCGACACCGACTGGATCAACCTTCGGATCAACTCCCTGGGCGGGTCGGTGTTCGACGCCATCGCCATGCACTCCTCTCTGCTCCACCACCCGGCGCGGGTACACTCCTGGATCGACGGGATCGCGGCCAGCGCGGCGACCGTGGTCGCCATGGCCGGTGACCGGATCACGGTCATGCCGGGCGGCGAAATGATGATCCACAAGGCGTCGATGATGATCGACGGCAACGACGATGACGCGGAGCGGATGCGTGATCACCTCCGCCGCCAATCGGAGAACATCGCCGGGATGTACGCTGCCCGCGCCGGTGGCGACGTCGCGGAGTGGATGGCGCTCATGGCGGCGGAGACGTGGATGTTCGGCCAGGAAGCCGTGGACATGGGCTTGGCGGACGACGTCTGGGTCCGCCCGGAGGGTCGCGGTTCGGAGGAGCGCCACTACGGCGACCCGCGCCTGACGAAGCGCCACGACACCCGGCGATACCGCTACTCCGGCCGGGCGGCGGCCCCCGCGCCGCGCCGGTTCCGGGCCGGAGTAGGGGAGTCGGAAGCGGCCCGCCCGACCATTCTGGAGATCAACGAACTGGTCCGGGACGGGATCGCCCCGCGCCCGAAGCCGGAGCCCCAGGACACCGGCACTTCCGAAGATCAGCCCATGGGCCGTAGTATCGCCCTCATCGAAGCCCAGCTCCTCCGGGATCAGGGCTAAATCGGGACGTGGCCGGTAGTCAGACCGGGGCCGTCCCCCGGCAGTCAGACCGGCCACGCACCGAATAGCCACGCGGGCCACCCAGGCAATCAGACCGGGCGGAGTACGACCCCCGGCAATCAGACCTGGAGGCACGTCCCCAGCGGCGGCGGATCACGTTCCGACGACCGTTAGGAGTGCGGCAATGGCCGCGAGCACGATCCAAGACATCATCATCTCCCAGGAAGCCTCCATTGCCATGGAGGAGCGCAACCGTGACCGCGCGTTCGCGGAGGTCCGGTCGATCCTGGCCCGCGCCCAGGCGGAGGGCCGCGCAAACGTGACGGAGCAGGAGGACGCCGATGTCACGGCGGCCCAGGCCCGCGCCCAGCGCTCCAGCCAGAACATCGAGGGTCTCCGCCACCAGCTGGAAATCTCGCGTCGCACACAGGCGGCGGAGATGGAGGTGGACCAGCACTTGGCCCAGCGGACCCCGTCCCCGTCCGGGACGCCGGAGGCCCGCCAGCGGCCCGCCTACGACCAGGTGGCCCGGATCGGCCAGGAGGAGCGCACCTACCACCGGGGCAACACCGGGAAGGGCGGCCCGTTCATCCGTGACATCGCCATGCGCGCGATGTACGGGGACATCGAGGCGGAGCAGCGCCTGACCCAGCACATGCGCGAAGAGCGCGTGGAGAACGGGAAGTACCTCCAGCGCGCGGCCGGTACCGGCGCGTTCGCCGGTCTGACCGTGCCCCAGTACCTGACGGAGATGTACGCCCCGGCGCTGGCGAACCTCCGGCCGTTCGCGGACGCGTGCAACCAGCACGATCTCCCGGAGTCCGGGATGACCGTGAACATCTCCCGGATCACCACGGCGACGTCCGTCGCGCTCCAGGCGTCGGAGAACGCCGCCGTGTCTGAGACGGACATCGACGACACGCTCCTGACGATCAACGTCCAGACGGCGGCCGGTCAGCAGACCCTCTCCCGTCAGGCGATCGAGCGTGGCACCGGCGTGGAGGGGATCGTCATGGACGACCTGTTCCGCCGGTACGCGACCGCCCTGGACTCCACCCTGATCAACCAGGCGACCACCGGCCTGTCCGCCTCCGGCACGTCCGTCCCGTACGTGGACGCGTCGCCAACGGCGGCGGAGCTGTGGCCGAAGCTCCTGGGCGCGGCATCGGGCGTGGAACAGGCCCTGATCGGGATGGGGTCGGCGGACATCGCCGTCATGCACTCCCGCCGGTGGTACTGGTTCCAGTCCCAGCTCACGACCTCCTGGCCGCTGGTCGGCCAGCCGGGTCTGGGCGGCCCCGGGTTCGGCGGCGGCATGGCCCAGGCAAACTCCGTGGAGTACGCCCGTGGCATCCGTGGCCTGCTCCCGTCCGGGATGGGCGTGGTCACGGACAACAACGTCCCGACCACGAAGGGCGGCGGTACCGAGGACGAGATTTACGTCGTCTCGTCCCAGGAGTGCCACCTCTGGGAGGACCCGTCGGCCCCGGTGTTCATCCGGGCCGAACAGCCGAAGGCGGGCAACCTGGGTATCCAGTTGGTCCTCTACGGCTACTTCGCGTACACCTTCGGCCGGTACGCGAACGCGGTTCAGCTCATCGGCGGAACCGGCCTGATCGCCCCGACGTTCTGATCTTGCACTCCGAATTTTCTGTTTCGTAAAAAACGGGGCAGATTCGGACGCAAGTGGACAAAGAAAGGGGAATGTCATGCCGGGACCGGGACTCATGAACGCCAGGGGAGACCTGGCGCTCACCCTGACCGCCCAGGGGGCGGGGACCGTGACCTCCGGGCCGGTCGCCGCCGCTGGCGTTGCCGCGTTCGTGATGACGGGGGTTCACGTCTCCGCCATCGGCGGGACGCCCACCCTGAACGGTGGCCTGGAGGAGTCGGACAACGGGTCATCGGGTTGGACGGCGGTACCGGGCGGAACCTTCGCCCAGCTCTCCGCCGTCGGTTCGACCGTGGCCTACTGCAAGCCGACGAAGAACTACGTGCGCGTGACGACCACGGTTGCGGGAACCACCCCGTCCGTGACCGGCACCGTGGCCGTGGTTGTGTTCGAGGACTGATCATGCGGCCGGAGATCGAACTGGAGGGTCCCGCAAAGGCGGTCGCCCCAGAGGTCTCCGGCCTGGTCGTGGACCTCACCGACGACCCGGCCACCTGGCCGGTCTGGTGGGAGGCGGGATCGCGAGTGATCGCCGTGACCGCGATCGACAGGGGCTATCTCCCGGAAGGGATCACGGCCCTGGTCGGGGATCGACGTGACCCGGTGACCGTTCGCCGGGTGTGCGACCAGGTAGCCGGGCAGCAAGTGACCGCGATGGTGGTCCACCCGGACGACCTGGCGGCCCTCCCGTATCACGCACGGCTGGGAGGCCGAATCCTGGTCCGCCGCGAGGCGGGTCCGGAGACCGTTTACGAACTCTGGAGATAGGGCCATGGAAGACAACAGGATTCCGCCACACGACTCGAACAAGGAACTGGGCGTGGCCGCACGGAAGCGTGCCGACGCCCAGGACGCGGCCAGCGACTCCGCCACGCCGGACGTGGAAACCCTCCACGCGAAGCAGAACCCGACGGCGGCCCAGCGACGCGCCCAGGCGAAGCGTGACCAGGCCGACGGCGACGACGCGGCAGCGAAGCGCACGCCCCCGGCGAAGCGCACAGCCAGCCCGCCGAAGTCCACCACCGGCGACGACGGGAAGTAGCCCTGTGGAGATCCGCGTCCTCCGCACCGCGAAGGTGACCCTTTCGCGGAGGTTCTACGTGGACGAATCCGCGACCGCCGCCACCGGGGCGGTCACGGTGACGATCACGCGGCTGGACGGGACGGCAATTCAGTCCGGCCCGGCCACGCTGGGCGGGGACGGGCTGACCTACTCGTTTACGTTCGACGGTCGGGACGTGGTGGATGTGCTCCTAGTGTCCTGGGCGGCCACGATCGCCGGAGACGCGGTGGTTCTGGATCAGGACGTGATCGACGTGGTGGGAGGGTTCTACTTCGGGTTGGCGGAGGCCCGCGATATCGACAAGGTCTTGACCAATACGACGAAGTTTCCGACCTCAACGATCGTGGACCGCCGGATCGAGGTGGAGGACGAGGCGGAGATGATCTGTCACCAGGCGTTCGTCCCGCGCTTCGCTCGCGAGGTTCACTCCGGCGGCAACCGCCTGCTCCGGCTGGGCTGGCCTCACCTCCGTAAGATCCGGTCGCTGACCGTCAACGGGACCGCCTACTCACAGAGCGCGATAGACGCGATCGGCGGGCCGGACCCTCTGGGCCTGGTCCGCTATTCGACGTCCGGAGCACCGTGGCCGACCGGCGTCGGGAACATCGTGATCGAATACGAACACGGGCTGGATCGGCCACCGCCCACGATCGTCCGGGGTGCGAAGCTCCGCATGAAGTCGCTGCTGCTCCAGAACCAATCGCCTCTGCCCGACCGGGCGGAGCGGATAGCGACGACGGAAACGGGCGTGGTCATGCTGGCCACGGAGAACCGGGAGTCCACCGGCATCCCGTCCGTGGACGCCTGCTATCTGAAGTTCCCCTCTCCGCGACCCGGGTTCGGGTGATCACATGGCGGTCATCCTGTCGTGGGCGCTGAAACGCGCCGCGATCTCCCGCATGTCCAACCTGGCGTCCGGCAACCTGTCGCCGTGGTACGGGACGGAACTGTTTGCGACCGGCCACCCGGAGTTCACCGCACCCGTCCAGGTGGCGTACTTCCTGCCGGGGGAGCCGGACCGGCTGTGCGTGTACGGCACGTCGGTGCGGGCCTCTCGGCGACAGGCTACGGCGGAGGGGTCGGGTGTGTACCCGACCGGCCAGGTGAACGGGCTGTACGTGGAGACCTCCACCCTGGAGCTTCGTGTCAGGTGTTCGTCGCCGGGTGAGGACGTGGAGGCGGTGGACCTGATCACGTCCCAGCTGTGTCAGGCGGTCGCGTCGGCCATGATGGACGGCCCGGCGCTGTTCCAGTCGGGGACGATCAACCTCACGGCGATCAACCAGGACCCAACGACGATCGCCCCTCTCCCGGAGCCGAACGTGATCACGAACGTGTCCCTGGTGTTCACGGTGGAGGCGATCACGTCATGACGGAAGTTCGGGTGGAAGTTCGGATCATCCCCGGCGCGGTGGACCGGATCTCCCGGTCCCCGGAGGTCCACGACTCCGTAAAAAGGATCGTGGACGAACTGGCGGAAGGCCTCCGCCGGGCCGTCCCGGTACGCACCGGTGCCGGTCGTAAGTCAGTGTCCGGTCGCGTTGCGATGGGTCCAAACGGTTGGTACGGGGCCGCGTCCTGGGACGAAGCCCACTACTACCTGGGGATCTTGAACAGCCGGAGGCACTTCGCGGAACCGGTGTTGGACCGGATCCGGTACGTCTAACCAGGAGGGATCAGCGATGCCGCTCAGCGACGCTGACAACGAACTGTTGGAGCTACAGCGCTCCGCACTCACAACGGGCATGTCCCCGGGCGGCCAGGTCGGAGACGCGGCCCGGGACCCGGAGAACCAGGCCACCTGGGAGGCCCGCCGGGCGGCCCAGCGAGAGGCGTACGGCCAGTTCGTCGCCGCCGGTCCCATCCACATCGGGAACTGTCTGGCCTTCGACACCGGCCACCCGGTCCCCCTGGAGCACGTCATCAGGTACGACCTGGAGGCGCTGGATCTGGTCCACCGGGTCGGCACGCCGGAGATGGCCCGCCTGGGGAAGAGGTTCGAGACGGAGGAGGAGTTCCTGGCCGCGAACCCGACTCTGGCGAAGGCACGTGCGGCGGCGGCCCCGCTGTCGGCGGCGGCCCTGGATCCTCGCGGCGGCGCGGCGGCCCTGGACGACGAACGTCAGGCGGCGGCGGCGAAGGCTAAGAAGCCGACCGGCCGGAGTGGCGGTCCGTCCGCCGGACAGGAGAACTGATCATGCCTACGGTGGCAACCCCACTCCTCATGCTGGACCCCGGGTTCCTGTGGCACGCCCCGGCCGGTACCGCCTTCCCGGCGGGCGGCGGTACCGCCGCCGGTTCGGTGTTCACCGATACCCCCTCGGTCACGTTCTATGAGATCGGGGCGACGGAGGCTGGGCACACCTTCACCTACGCCCAGTCGATCGAGGCTATCAACGTCGCGGAGTTCGCGGACCCGGTGAAGTGGCGGACCGTGTCCCGGCAGGGATCGTTCGCGTTCAACCTGGCGGACTACACGCTGAAGAACCTGCAACGGTCCATGAACGGTGGCACCCTGTCGACGGCCTCCGGCTCCGGCGCGACCCTGATCAGCAAGTGGGTCCCCCCGGCCGTCGGCAGCGAGACGCGGGCCGCTCTCATGTGGCAGTCTCTCGACGGCACGATGCGGATCTTCATGTACCAGACCGTCCAGGTGAACGAGATGGAAACCGCGTTCAAGAAAGCCCCGGACATCGCGGTCCTCCCGTGTGAGTTCCGCTTCGAGATCGACGCGTCCGGCAACATCTTCGAGGTTTACACGGCGGGTACTGCCCGTCTCGGCGCATAACAGGAGGGGATCATGTCAGGACGGAGTCGTGGCGGTCGTGGTGGCGCGGCCCGGCGACTGGCCCAGGTTCGGCAGGAGCCGGGCCGGACGGCCCGCGCCCAGGCGGTCGTTCGCGGTCAGGAGCTGGAGCTGGG